ACTGGTATTGACTTTATTGACGACAATACACGAGACGAGGGTTATACCGAATTTTATAATATGTTGGGTATTGGTGCAACCGCATCTGCAACCGCAACCATCGTTAATGGTGGTGTCAGATTTGTTACTGTAACCAATAGGGGCGATGGGTATAAAATTCCTCCTCAGGTTTCATTTTCGGCGGCTCCTCCTCCTGGAGAAACTGCTGCTGGTATTGCATCAATGATTTCTGGTATTGTTGATCTTTGTGAACCAGACGCAACTCTTCTCAGGGTCCAATCTGTTCAACTAACAAATACTGGTTTTGGATATACTGTTGCTCCATCGGTTTCATTCAGTGGCGGTGGTGGAGGCGGCGCCCAGGCATTTGCAACAATTGGTGACGGTATTGTTGGTATTGTGAGCGTCACAAATGGCGGATCTGGGTTCCTAACGCCTCCAAATATTACTTTTGTCGGAGCCGCAACAAGTTCTGCTATCGCGGTTGCTGTTCTTAACAATGGTTCTATTTCACAAATTAATATGATTGATGCTGGTTTGGGTTATACAACTGCACCATCAATTGTTATTGATACTCCTTATAGCGCCGGTTTTGGTACTTATATTTTTAATGAAGAAGTTGTCGGTAGTGCATCTAGCATGACGGCCAGGGTTAAAGATTGGAATGCCCAGACTTTAAGGCTCCAATTATCCAATACATCTGGACCATTTACTGCGGGTGAATTAATCGTTGGCCAGGAATCTGGGGCCAGTTATCAGATTATTAGCGGCAATCAGTTAATAACGATAGACGAAAAAATTGAAGACGGAATAGCGTTTGATGGGTTTACTCAAAACGACGATATCCAAATAGCCGCCAATGAAATACTTGACTTTAGCGAAAGAAATCCATTCGGGGTGCCATAATGTTTGAACATTTTTATTACGAGGCCATAAGAAAAACGGTTATTGCCTTTGGCACATTGTTTAATAATATTTACATCAAACATAAAAATGATGAAGGAAGGGTTGTATCAACCCAAAAAGTTTCCTTTGCTTATGGTCCAACCCAAAAATTCTTGGCCAGACTAGAGCAATCACCCGATCTGAATAAGCCAATTCAGATCACGACTCCTAGAATGTCTATGGAAATTGTTGGGCTTTCTTATGATTCTCAGAGAAAGGGTGGTACAATGAGAGCCTTTACAGCAACAGATGATAATAATAAACCAAGAAAATCTTATTTACCTGTACCATACAACATCAATTTTGAACTAAGTATTTTTACTAAGTTAGAGGATGATATGTTCCAGATTGTGGAGCAGATTCTTCCTTATTTTCAACCACATTATACTATAACCATAACTCTTATTGAAGAAATTAATGAAAAAAGAGATATAAAATTTACCCTGGATAATATTTCATTAAGCGATAATTATGAAGGAAATTTTGAACAGAGAAGAGCCCTGATTTGGACATTGAAGTTCACTGCAAAAACTTATATGTTCTTGCCTCTTTCTTCATCGATAGTAAAAGATCAATTAATACAAACGTTAAATGGCACATTAAATTCTTCTACTCCTAATTTTGTTGGGGTTAGTACAGCTAATCTTCTCCCTGGTCTAATAATAAAGGGTAACTTAATAAAACCAAATACAGCAATAACTTCTATAGGACAAACTGGAGTATTAATAAATGAGAGCCATCAAAAAACAAACGGAATAGAGTCTACTTCAATATCTTTTTATGATAGAACAATTTCTAATTCTGTAGAATCTAGTATAATTAATAAAGTTACTATTGGGTTTGCTGCGGGTCAAAACTCAAATACCATAAACAATGATATTGATATCGTTGTAACTCCAAAAGCAATAAAAAATTATACCGGAACTGTTGTGACAACAGTTAAAAAAGATACTTCATCTGAAGAAACTTTAATATATGTTAATGATGTTTCTAATTTAACCGCTAAATCACTAATTCAAATTAACAATGAAACTTTATACATTGAAAATGTCAACGACGATTCAATTAAAGTAATAAGAGGTCTTTACGAAACTAAGCCACAATTACATGTGTTAGGTTCTGATGTATTAAATATAACTACAGTAGATAATAATTTAATTCCACCAAATGATTTATTTGGTTTCATAAGCACATTTACATAATACCATGACTAAGAAATTTAAAGAATTGAATGATGCCTTTGATATTGAGGTTCAAAGTGAAGTCATTTCTACTGCCATAGAACCTATAAAAGAAGAAAGAGTTCAAAAAACAGATATCAAACAAGATTATGAGTATTCAAGAGCAACCTTAACTTCTCTGGTTGATAAGGGTCAAGAAGCAATTGACAGTATTTTAGAATTGGCCAGGGAAACTGATTCTCCTAGGGCCTATGAGGTTGTGGGTCAACTTATTAAGACAGTGACTGATTCTGCAGAAAAGTTAATGGATATTCAAAAGAAACTTAAGGACCTAGAACAAGAAAAAACCGCAAGTACCGTTACAAATAATGCCCTGTTTGTTGGGACCACTAATGAGGTCTTGACCTTATTGAAAAATGAATTGAAATTAAAACCTAATAAATCCATAAATAGTAAGAATAAAGAAGATTAAAAATGGCAAGGCTTTCAGAAGACCATAAAGAAATTCAGTCTGGTAAAAAATTAGATGATGAAGGATACATGGCAAAAATTGAGATGCAAAAAATTGCCCAGTCTCTCAATAAACTAAAAAAGGTTATTAAAACCTCCGATCAACAAATCCCCGCCTGGGTACAATCAAAAATTACAAAGGCGAGTGATTATCTAGATATTGCGGCTGATTATCTTGCGTCTGATGTTGAGATGGACGAGAATACCTCATTTACTATTGATCCAAAATCTCATAAACAAGTACAAAAAAGAGAAAAAACTACACAAAAAATAAACCAAAAAGCAACTAATAATCCTAGCCCAGAAGAAGCCAAAGTAGCAAAAACAATGCTCTCAAAAAGAGGTCCTCAACTTCCAGAAGAAACCTCTTTGGTTGATAAAATCCTGGCCGAAATGATGGGCGATAAGCCGGGATGTGACACAAAAAAGCCAAAAAAGCTAAATGCAATTGCAAAAAAACATAAAGTCTCCATTGAATCACTTGAAAAGCAATTGCAAAAGGGTATTAAAGTTGAAATGGAGCACACCAATGATAAATTAGAGGCCGAAACTATTGCACTTCACCATCTAGACGAAATTCCTGATTATTATTCTAGGCTCCATAAGATGGAAAAGGGTGCCGAGCTGAATGAAGAATCAAAATCAGGTGATTCTAATCTAAGAGACTGGTTTAAAAAATCTAGTGGAAAAGATCCTAAAACAGGTAAAGAAGTTCCTGGGTGGGTTCAGATTGGTGGTCCTTATGCTGGGGCTCCTTGTGCTAGACAGCCTGGACAAAAATCTACTCCAAAATGTGGTAGTTCTAAAATGGCAGCAGATTTATCAGATGAGGAAGAAAAAAAAGCATTTAACAGAAAAAATAGAAAAGATCCAAATCAACCAGAAAAGACTGGTTCGGCAAAACCAACTTATGTAAAAACCGAGCTTGAAGAAAAAGAAGGAAAAAAAGATGCCTGCTATCATAAAGTAAAATCTAGATATCGAGTATGGCCAAGTGCCTACGGCTCTGGTGCATTGGTTAAATGTCGTAAAGTTGGAGCAGATAATTGGGGTAAAACTGTGGATGAGGCAACAACTCGTCTTCCAATGCAAACTGGTCAGCTTCTTAGGGTTCTTATCAATTGGAGGGGTAAGCACCTTTCGGTTCAGATGTTCTTCCCTCAACTAGGAACTCCTAGAAGAGACGAGATTACTTATGCGGTAAATAAGGTTTATCCAGAGGCCAGGGTAATCAGTTACGTGCCTTCTGAATTAGATTCAAGTACTCCTATTGTTCAGGTGAGAGAGGAGTCTGAAATTAACGAAGATTGGCAAAAAGTTAATAAAAAAGACAAAACTGATGGGATGAGTCAAAAGGCGGTAGATGTTTATAGAAGAGAAAATCCAGGTTCAAAATTAAAAACGGCAGTAACAGAAAAAAATCCATCAGGGAAAAGAAAACAAAGAAGAATTAATTACTGTACAAGATCAAAGGGTCAACAAGAAATGCATAATATCGATTGCTCTAAGACCCCAGATAAACCAATTTGTAAAGCAAGGCGTCGTTGGAAGTGTTGAGATTTAAATAGTTATTATGTCTGAAAATCAACAGCATTACATGGGAAATCCGTTATTGAAACGGGCAAATATTCCCAGTGAATTTACACAAGAACAATTAATTGAATTAGCAAAATGCGCTTCTGATCCTGTTTATTTTGCTAAAAATTATATAAAAATTGTTAACATTGATGATGGTCTTGTTCCATTTGATATGTGGCCTTTTCAAGAAAAGATGCTTACGACTTTTCATGAAAATAGATTTAGTATTTGTAAACTGCCTAGGCAGTGTGGGAAATGTTTTTCGCTAAATACTACAGTGAGGGTTAAAAATAAACTCACTGGAGAAATTTTAGAGTTAACAATAGGAGAATTTTATGAAAAAATCAAGAAAGAAAGTAATCCTAACGTGCCTTGAGTGCGGAGAAATTATTATTGGGGGTTCTCATATGTCAAGACACGTTAAAACTAAACATGGATACTCGTCTTATGATGATTATAAAATCAAACACAATTTAATAAAAACTGAG